CTACGATAACCGCGCATTCAACATGGCTATCTGTTCGTCGTTCATGTCATCAATCCACATACCGTAAATTTCATACACCATCTGCGCAGTTTCATGCCCCATTTGGCTGGCTATAAATGCCGGGTTCGCTCCTGCCGTCAACAGCCAGCAGGCAAAAGTATGCCGCGTATGGTACGGATTACGGCGGCGAATACCAGCACGTTTTACTGCTGCATTCCACCTTGCCCCCAAACTGCTTACCGAGTAATAAGGTTTTTGTTTTCCGTTACACACCCTGGGCATGAAAACAAAATGCAGTTTTTGCTTTTCGGTTCTGCCGTACTCCCGATGATAAAAGGTGATTTCGCTTTTGCGATGATGCCCGGTCAGTTTGTATTGCTCCTTCAGTGCTTCAAGAGCAGGCTGCAGTAGTGTTACTGTTCGGATCCCGGCATTTGTTTTTGGGGGACCGAACATATCAAGTATCGTCAGGTTTCTTCTGACATTCACTATTCCCTTTTCGAGATCCACATCCTCCCACGCCAGAGCTGCCAGTTCCCCGTGACGAAGTCCTGAGTAAACGGCAAATTTCCACAAGTTCTGGCTCTGTCCTTTTTCACTTTCCATTAATGCATTGAATTCTGTTTTAGATAACGGATCAGGCTTTATTCTGTTTCGCTGTAATTTTTTTACTCCTTCAAATGGTTTGGTTGATATAAATCCCGACTGATACGCAAAACGCAACAGCGAACAGAGCAGGGCGATATAGTTATCAACTGTGCGCACGGTTCTTCCTTTTTTGTTGGATCTTGGATTATCCAGGTAAAGCGTTTCTCCATGCAGCAGTTCATTCCGGTAGTTTAAGATATCGCTATAACGAATATGTGATATCGGGGTACTTTCACAAATTATTATTCTGAGTGTTTTTAATTGTGATTTCGTTTTCTTCATTGTGTTTGTTGTTAACTCTGTCTCTTTAATTTTTGTCCAGATATCACAAAGCTCTCCGAACGTTTTTATGACTCTCGTTGTCACCATTTTTGCCCCAGTGCTGGACTGGGGAAAACGTCTTAAATACTCAAATTCACCGGAGTTTATTTCATGAACTATCAGCGCTCTTAAATTTCCGGCCTTTTTAATATTACTGTTTGTAATCTCCCAGCCTTTTAATGTTTCCCGACATCGTTTTCCTCGAAACATGAACCAGATGCGAATGTATCTACCTCTAATCTCGACACCTGTTGGTAATTTAGACATATCATGAGTCTTTGATAAACTGATTTATCTTTGGATAGTTGTACCAGATAATCCCTCGTTTGCTGTCTGGCTTACCTAAAGGAGATACTCGTTTGAAGTGGAAGCCCTCCACCCAACAGTTCTGGCGGTATGCTTCAATTTGTCTGGCCCCCAGACCAGTGCGAAGCATCAGGCCGTATTCAACCATCCACTCTTCATTAAAGATTACTTGTGCCATCGCATCACCTCTGGCAGGCGCCAATGTTAGACTGAAATTGACGCCCGATGTTGATTATTAATAATCAGCTATGAAGTTTTAATTTGAATACAATGCAATTCTCGAGGACTGAAGTTTCTCGCAATTAAAATTTATCAGTTTTACTTTCTGCTCTCTGGAAACGCCTGCTTCTTTTTTACCTGAGAGCATTTTTTCGCATTCTGATTTCGTTAGTTTAGATTTTGAATATCTTGTCCAGTTAGTAGGAGTGCCACCTTCCTTTTCAATAGTGGCGGTAATTTTATACATGAACACCTCCATTATTATTTCCAGTGGTTCGTTTATTCCATCTTTCGAGTGCTTCTTTTTCACTTCCACCATAACCGGTTCGGGATTCGCATCCGTTACACTTCGCTCGGTAATATCCTGAAATGGCTTTCACCGTTACTGATGGACAACCACAAAATGGACATGGTTTAACATTGTCATATCTCATAATTTTTCTCATAAAAAATATTTCAAGTTGGCGGTGCATTACACCGCCAGGCTGAATTATTCCTCTGAATTATCGATTACACTGTATTCCCCGGTTAATACAGAGGAATCTGCAGGATCGATTGTCAGTGGTTCCTTTTCATCCATTGATACTGCACGCTGGATCTCAATTGATACGGGCAAATATTTGAACAGGCGACGAATAGCCGTTTTCTTTGCCATTTCTTCCCAGTGAGTTACCCACGGCCCGTTATTACCAGCTTTACTCAGGCTGCGCACCAGCTCAATCTGTTTGCGCGTCATAACTTCAAACTGAGTACCTCCGTCTTTCAGTCTTGCGACAGCATAGACGTGGGTAACCGGGGCATCTTCGTTTTCTCCCGGGCGGTGTATTAACTTTTCATCAAGGCCAAATTCGAAGCTAAACTCGTCACCTTCACGGACAACACGGGCTGACAGGCTGGCGATTTGACCAGAACGGCGAGCCAGATCAATCATGCCGCGATAGCCAATGATTAGCTGAACGTTCTTTTTACCGCTCTTTTCGTTTTTATTACCAAAAGGCAGTAAATATGCATGACCGAGGGCGCTACCTGGCTCAAGTCCGAGCTGTGAACACTGTACGATCGCACTGACAAAACTCATAGTGTCACAGTTTCCTAACGCCGGAACTTTACGAATTTCTGTGGTGGCGATACGGATCATACGTTCAGCCGTCATATGGCGTGGAAGAGCTGCTGCCAGTTGCTCTTTCATTGATGGCTGGTTAATAAAACTAATCACGTCGCTATTTTTAACTGCTGCTGGTGCACGATTTCCCTGAGTTTTTTGCAGATCGGCTTTTGCGATTGGTGGTTGCTTAGTCATTTGCATATTCCTTAGCCCAGCGGGGCAGTGATAATGTCTTAATAGCTGGCCATTCATCGGTATTCAGGCAGTCAGACAGGGTTCGCAGATTGCGGTGATATTCCTGTTGACCTGCCAGTTTTGCTTCTTCGCCCATCATGAAAATTTCAACCGGATAACGTCCGCATTCAATAGTTGTGCTGGCAACCAGAAAAACGAAAGTTGGCTGCACTCCAAACTGTGCTTCATAACCGTCACTGTAGAATGCATCCTGAACGTGATAGCGGTAGTCGTAATAAGCGGTTTTGAATCGTTGAATATCCGCCGTAGTTTTCACGTCCATGATCCAGTGAAATTCAGGGATAATTTTGTCCGGACGGCACCGACACAAAATTCCTGTTTCAGGATCTTCCCAGTAAATTGATGATTCAGCGTGTCCGGCGCTTTCAACAAGCCATTGCCCCAGCGGCAAAGCCATAACGCTTTGATACATGAGTTCAATTTTCCGGCCTTCTTCCGCAGTGATAACCGTTTTTCCTGTGCTTGCGCATTCCATCAGAAACGCTTTCTCTTCTTCTTTTCCGGCGTTTGTACGGCGGTTAAATTCAGGTGCTACGATAAAGCGGTTACTGAATTCTTCCGGTTCAAGTACCCGGCAGTGGAAAGCAGTTCCTAAATCGAGCGTTTTTGTCTTTGTGGTGTCCACGGGGGCATTTTTACGCCACAAATATAGTGCCGGAGTATCAGCAATGTCATCGAGCTGAGACTTACTGATACCGGGACCCGCGTGGTAATTCTCATTCGAAATTCCGTAATAAATACCTGGCTCTATGTCTTCTACGATTACGGGATCTGCGACTTCGCCAGTTTCATCACTGCAATCGCGATGCGGATCGCTGCCAGCATTCTCATTGTGCGGATGTTCAGCGCCTTCCATTTCCTCCGGATCATTTTCCTTAGCTTCAACCTGACTCTCTTCATCGAATGTTTCCTGGTATGTTGCGTCGCCCATCACCGCACCACAGTCAGGGCAGTTATCCCCGCCAGTCTGGCCGCAGGCATTGCAGGCTATTTCCGGTTCCTGTTGCACTACTGGCTCAGGTTGATTCATATCCGGGCTGGTTTTTTCCGTTTCTGGCTGGTTCTGGTACACACAATCGCGAGTCTGGATCCCCTTTACCCATTTCGGATCGTTCGGGTCGCTAATTCCGTCAACAAATTCATCACGTGATGCAGCAAGCAATTTATCGGCATCGACAGGATTTTTTGATGGAATGTTTTTCCGGGCTTTATGGAGTTCTGCCCGCAGTTCCTGATATTTCGCATCAACAGAATTTACCTGTGACTGAGCATCCAGCGGCTGCGTGTCCTGATGATGTTCAGTTGCGTCCGGTTCCATTGTTTCAGCCTCTCCCTGTTCAACTGCCGTTGTTCCAGATGGTTGCGGTTTTTCTTCATCATCCTGTTTTCCTTCTTCTGTTACTCGCTGCGGCATCGGGGCAGAGGAGCGACCGCAGGCAATATCCACGATTTCCGGATCAGGGTTGGCATGATCGGTTTCAGTCAGTACTTTGTTCAGATATTCAGTGACGTGCGCGGGGATGACCTCGATCCCAATTGGTGCTTCTTTTACGGACGCAACCACGATGGCGCGGGAATAATCCAGCCCGCCAGGCATGGTGATGAATTTGTCGCGGAAAACAGAAAAGGGCGGTTTATTTTCAGCGATAATTTCCTCAATGCGTTTAGCGTGTGCCGGATGAAGGTTATAGATGTCCAGATCCATTGAACGGGCCAGTACGCCAGTGGCTACGTCGCGCGCCAGTGACGTCAGATCGTGTACGAAACCTTCGCCGCGATCGGTGAGGTTTCCGCCGCCAGCATTAGCACCGGAAGCCGTGCGAGTGATGTGTGAAACACGATTACCCTTCATCCACTCTTTTGTCAGCAGTCCTCGATCGGTGTAGTCAGCGTTCAGGTATGCTTCGAAAAAAGCAGTTATCAGTCCCAGGTTTGAATTACCAGGATTAGGGAAAACTTTGTCAGTGTCACGAACCAGTTTGTGGAGTTCGCGAATTTCCAGCGGGTCGAGCAGGCTGGTTTTGTGGGAAACAGCCAGGGCAGTAACAGCCGGTAGTTCTTCAGCCCGAGCAATGTGTAATGCCTGGAGTCCGTCGCGTGAAACGTGCGTTACCGGTTTTTCGCTGCCGTGTTGAGCAAGCCAACGAATGGGCAGTTCCTGGCCAGAAATTGGGAGTAGCATATTCTCCTCAATCTCAGTCATGTCTTCGCCGTTGACGTTGGTATTGCCTTGATAGTGAGCGTTGTCTGGTGCTGCTCCCGGTTTTAGTTCCCATGTCATGGAGTCTTTGCTGAGTTGATAGCGTTCACTCCAGGTAAAATCGATCTCACCTTCAGCGGGCAGGTCATTAACGACAGGAAAATTCGTGGCAACAGCTTTAAAATAGCTGCTCAGTTTTTTACCTGACTTAACGATCAGGTAGTCCAGAGTGGCACAGGTCGATTCAAAATCGTTGCTTGCCCACAGGACGACGTCAGGTTCACCGGATGATTTTTTCGCTTTCCGTAACAGGAAGAGTGGTTTTGTGCTCATTGTTTTTTAACCTCAACTCAGATTAAAATTCGTTTTGTTCAGTGAATGATCTTGCCGGATACACACTGTTCATAGCCTGCGCCATACGCAGGCTATTTCTTTCAGATTTCACCTTTTAATTTCATTGCAATTAGAGTTGCCAGAAATTCGGCTTTTTTTTCTGCGGGCAGATTCTTTCCGATATGCACCAGGCACATTTTTTTGACACCTTCATCAAGTGTTTTTACGTTGCCTGATGGACCATCGATATCAACCACAGTGAATGGGGTTTCTTTATTTTCTGTTTTAATTACGTAGCCAATGCGCTTTCCTTCCAGATTCACCTCGTGAACAATGTCATCGGTAGTTACAACAGTGGCTTCATAATTGGTAATCATGTTTTTCTCCTTAATTAAGGTTGAGCGAATACCTGCCATTTCTGGCATAAATTCAGTTTCGAATAGTCAATTAATTAAAGTTCATGTGCCATCTGGTCTTTTTCGGCACAAGCTTCACTGCAATATTTTCTCGGTTCGTCTTTTGATAAAATCCCGTGCATGAAGTGAAGCATTCTTTCAATAGCTTTGCTTTCTTCAACGTCTTTTTTGCAAAGGTGGTAAGCACATTTTATTTTCTTAGTCATCACCATGACTCCGCCTTTACAGGTAAACCATCACGACCGAGGAAGACTTTAATCATGCGGTCAGTAATGCATGTTTTTGTGGTCAGGTTACGAATATATAGTTTTCGCTTTTTAATATTGTTTGCCGAGGCAATATATGTCCGGCCTTCATGAAGAACATAATCGCCAGGAGTCACACACTGACGTGGTATTTCATCAGTTCCGAAGTGATGTGCAATCATAATTATCTCCATTTTTACAAATGAACTTTGTTGATGCGGTGCCTGGTGCCTCCAGGTGACTGCAACCAGTTAACAATTACAGTCGGCTTTCCCACCCAAACCAATAAGGACTAACATGACTTTTAACTGTGCCACGTGCGCTTAGCCGCATTCACCGCATCACAAAATTCACTTTAAAAAGGGCGGACATCAGCCGAACTTCAAGAAAAAAACTGATGCCGCCAGGACTACACACAGCAATGTCGTTATTTACAACCGGAGGCGCACTCCCACCATTTAAATTTAACAGACAAGACCGACTCTTTATGGATATCGGAAATGCGCCTTCGTGTTGTGCCCGGTTTTATTTCACCACCTCCGGGCTTCGGTGGTCTCGGCTATACCCCTACAGCGAGAGCTTGTGTTAACATTTCAATACCCTTACAGTTGAGAGTTATTGATATGTTGGATGTATTTACTCCATTGTTGAAACTTTTTGCTAACGAGCCACTCGAAAGACTTATGTATACGATTATCATTTTTGGTCTCACTCTCTGGCTGATACCGAAAGAGTTTACTGTCGCATTCAACGCTTATACTGAAATACCTTGGCTCTTTCAGATTATCGTTTTTGCCTTTTCTTTCGTGGTCGCCATTTCCTTCTCAAGATTGCGAGCACATATTCAAAAGCATTATTCATTACTACCAGAGCAACGAGTATTGCTTCGTTTATCTGAGAAAGAAATCGCTGTATTTAAAGATTTCCTTAAAACAGGAAATCTTATTATCACTTCTCCTTGCCGTAACCCGGTTATGAAAAAATTAGAACGGAAGGGCATCATTCAACATCAGAGTGATAGCGCAAACTGTTCTTATTATCTCGTCACCGAAAAATACTCCCATTTTATGAAGTTATTCTGGAACAGCAGGAGTAGACGTTTTAATCGTTAGCTTACTGTGTGCTTCTTCAACCATCGGCGCGCACCAGTTTCGGTTTTAAATGTTTTGCTTTTGGTATACGTCATGGCAGTGAACGTTCCATCCTGGTTGGGGAACACGCCGCACACCAGGGATTCGTTGTTGCCGAGGTCGATTTTTTGCATTTTGCGAATCTCACATCTTGTTGCTACGTATAGCGACTTCTGCCTGCCAGAGATCCCAGTCGTTGCTGCGTAAAGCCTGCACAGCCTGGTTGTAAGTGATACCGCAACAATCCATCAAATACTGAACTACTTCGTAATGCACCATCTTATCTCTCCCCTTAACGCCGGGTGGCGGAACTAACTACTGCACTGCAAAATTTGAATCCCGCCGTCATGTTCATACGCCTCGGGCTGGCTACTTAACCCCTTACCACTGCCTGGTAACTCGAAGTATTGCCCGGCGTTCTGTGGGGCGGGGTGGGTGGTATGCTGGAACTATAGGTAATGCCTAATTGATTGTCAATAGGCTATGCCTAATGTTTTGAGCGTAACCTAATAGGTGATGGCGACAGCAGAAAGTGATGGGGGGGTTAAATAACGGAATCCAGGAGTTTTCCGTCAGACCATATAAGTTTAAGTTCCAGTTTTTGTGATGTTCTGGCTTTTCCGTTCAGATTCTAGAGCTTTCAGATACTTACCCACTTTCATTTCCATCGCTGCTATATAGGCGCGAACATCGTGGTCAACCCAATCTGGTTCTGTAGCATTTCCAGATAACAGGAAAGCTACAATCGCTCTTATTTCATCAGAGGCTGCTTGATAAAGGTTGTTTATATCTAAAATTTCACTTTTTGTATCTGAATTGGTGGGGGTTGGTATGGGGTATTCGTTAAGCCCCCAATGCTCTGGACCAACAACATCAGAAAAGAAACGCCATAATTCTGGAAGTTTATCTTTACTTATAGAGCCTTTCTTAATCCAGTCATAAATTGATGGTGGTTGGACTTTGAAGTGGCGTGCGACCTCCGCCTTTGATTTGACGGATCCCGATGCGATTTTTTTGTTAATGGCCTGCTCTATCGCTCGGCCTAAGTCTTTACCACTAAGCATTGCTTAATATTCTCCTATGCGCATTACATTAGGCAATCCCTACCCTTACCGCATTAGGCACAGCCTATTGACAATTGCGTTAGGCGTCGCCTAATATTTCTGTGTGTTTTTGGAGTTCATTCGATGAAAAAAGAGAACTATTCATTCAAGCAAGCTTGTGCTGTTGTCGGTGGGCAATCAGCAATGGCTAGGCTTTTAGGTGTATCACCTCCAAGCGTAAATCAATGGATCAAAGGGGTACGTCAATTGCCTGCCGAGAGATGTCCAGCAATTGAACGTGCAACAAGAGGTGAGGTTCTGTGCGAAGAACTTCGTCCTGATATTGACTGGTCATATTTACGACGTTCGGCATGTTGTTCGCAGAATATGTCAGTGAAGCAACTAAATGACAGTAACAAATCCTCATTTGATCATACCTGAAACATCAAGAGGCAAATGATTCATGAAAATCAAGCATGAGCACATCGAATCAGTGTTGTTAGCCCTGGCTGCTGAAAAAGGGCAGGCATGGGTAGCCAATGCCATTACTGAAGAATATCTGCGCCAGGGGGGCGGCGAATTGCCCCTGGTACCAGGCAAGGACTGGAACAATCAGCAGAATATCTATCACCGTTGGTTGAAAGGTGAAACGAAAGCGCAAAGGGAAAAAATTCAGAAACTGATCCCTGCGGTTCTGGCAATCCTTCCGCGCGAGCTGCGTCACCGACTCTGCATCTTCGATACCCTGGAACGCCGTGCATTACTGGCGGCGCAGGAAGCGTTAAGTACGGCAATTGATGCGCATGATGATGCAGTCCAGGCCGTTTACCGGAAAGCGCATTTCAGCGGCGGCGGGTCTTCCGACGATTCTGTCATTGTTCATTAAGCAAAAGTTTCCATGCTGTTTGTGCTTATTCTAAGCAACCGGGCAGCATCATACGGGGCAATTATGGCCGCATTACCATACATGCAACTGTACATAGCTGATTACCTGGCTGACACCATGCATTTGTCAGCAGAGGAGCATGGTGCGTATTTGTTGCTGATGTTCAATTACTGGCAAACAGGAAAGCCAATACCTAAAAACAGGCTGGCAAAAATTGCCCGTCTGACTAACGAGCGATGGGCTGATGTTGAACCATCCTTGCAGGAGTTTTTTTGCGATAACGGCGAGGAATGGGTGCATCTTCGGATTGAGGAAGATCTGGCATCAGTCAGGGAAAAATTAACCAAAAAATCAGCCGCAGGAAAAGCATCTGTTCAGGCCAGAAGAAGCAGAAAGGAAGCAGATGTTCAAACAAAACAAGAGAGAAATTTAACAGGTGTTCAAACAGATGTTGAAGTGGTGTTTGAACATGATGTCAACACAAAGGCAACTAATAAAGATACAGATAAAGATCTAAAAAAAGATCCCCCCCTAAATCCCCCCCGGGGGAATCGAGGTGTCAAAAAGTTTGACCCTCTGGATATTGCTTTGCCGAACTGGATTTCTGTCTCGCTTTGGCGTGAGTGGGTTGAATTTCGCCAGGCATTGCGTAAACCGATTCGAACGGAGCAGGGTGCTAACGGGGCGATACGGGAGCTGGAAAAATTCCGCCAGCAGGGTTTTTCACCTGAGCAGGTGATTCGACACAGCATCGCCAATGAATACCAGGGCTTGTTCGCGCCAAAAGGTGTTCGACCTGAGACGTTACTCCGACAGGTTAACACCGTCTCGTTACCGGATAGTGCGATCCCGCCAGGCTTCAGGGGGTAACTGACCATGAAAAATATTGCGGCAGGCGGCATTCTTGAACGTATCCGTAGACTGGCCCCGCCACATGTAACCGCCCCATTCAAAACGGTAGCGGAGTGGCGCGAGTGGCAACTTTCCGAAGGCCAGAAACGTTGTGAGGAGATCAACCGTCAGAATCGTCAGTTGCGGGTGGAAAAAATTCTGAATCGCTCTGGCATCCAGCCATTGCACCGCAAATGCTCGTTTTCGAATTACCAGGTGCAGAACGAAGGGCAGCGATACGCGTTGAGTCAGGCGAAATCCATCGCTGATGAACTGATGACCGGGTGTACAAATTTTGCGTTCAGCGGAAAACCTGGTACTGGGAAGAACCACTTAGCGGCAGCTATCGGGAATCACCTGCTGAAAGACGGTCAGACAGTGATTGTGGTTACCGTGGCTGATGTTATGAGTGCCCTGCACGCCAGCTATGACGATGGGCAGTCAGGCGAAAAATTTTTGCGGGAACTGTGCGAAGTGGATCTGCTGGTTCTTGATGAAATTGGCATTCAGCGCGAGACGAAAAACGAGCAGGTGGTACTGCACCAGATTGTTGATCGCCGGACAGCGTCGATGCGCAGCGTGGGGATGCTGACAAACCTGAACTATGAGGCCATGAAAACATTGCTCGGCGAGCGGATTATGGATCGCATGACCATGAACGGCGGGCGATGGGTGAATTTTAACTGGGAGAGCTGGCGTCCGAATGTCGTCCAGCCAGGAATTGCGAAGTAATTTTTACCGGGAGAAAAATTTAATGGAGACTGTTTTTGACGCACTGAAAGCAATGGGAAAAGCCACATCCATAGAACTTGCTGCGCGACTTGATATCAGTCGTGAAGAAGTGCTGAACGAACTATGGGAACTGAAAAAGGCTGGTTTTGTTGATAAAAGCGCGTACACCTGGCGTGTGGCTGATAACAACGTTCAGCAGGAACAGCCAGCGCAGGCAGAACTGCCGGAAGAAACCACCACAGCAACAGTAGCGAAAATCTCAGAGTGCGATTTAACCGCGACGATTGAACAACGCGGACCACAAACGGCTGATGAGTTGGCTACATTGTTCGGTACCACATCACGCAAAGTGGCTTCAACGCTGGCAATGGCTATCAGCAAAGGTCGTCTGATTCGCATTAATCAGAACGGTAAATTTCGTTACTGCATACCGGGTGATAATTTACCAGCAGAGCCGAAAGTTGAATCGGTAGCGGAAACCGATGGTAAAGCCTTTCCTCAGCCAGCAGGTGTTGCGTTACCAGTACAGGAAGCTGCAACACAGGAAGATATTAAAACAGAAACTGTGGCTGATATTGTGCAGTCGTTGCCATCGTTTACTGAAACGCGAGCGGATGACCTGGTTTTACCATCGCTGCATATGGCAAACCGCGAATTGCGTCGGGCGAAAAGTCATGTCCAGAAGTGGGAGCGAGTCTGCGCCGCGCTGCGGGAGCTGAACAAGCACCGGGATATTGTTCGACAGATTACGGATTCTTCCCGCCGTATTGTATCGGAAAAGTGATTGCCGGAGGCGCTTATGGCAAAAGTATTTACACAAGAAGGGCGGGAAAAAATTAAAGGGCAGGTTGTTGAACTCGTGCGCCAGAGTGGGCGCGAGACGTTACGACAACTGGAAGCTAAGACAGGTGCGACAAGATATCTGATGAACCTTCTTGCCAGAGAATTGGTTGCGAGCGGTGATGTATACAACTCTGGTTACGGGTTATTTCCCTCAGAACAGGTTCGTAAAGACTGGCAAAACGCCCGCAAAAAACTATCAAGGGCAAAGGTGAAGAAACCGGTTGTGGTTGATCCTGACCTTATCTGGTCATTACCTGACGGAGAAATCCGTCGCCTTAGTCTTTGATAATAGGTTTATAATGTTGAAAAAGAGTCTAATAGTTGACATTGTATGAAATATGATTGTTATATAAAATGATTTTTTTGGATACTGTTTAAGGTAAACAAATGAAACCAGAATACTTAAGAAAAATAGAATCATTGCAACGTGAGGTTGATGATTTCCATCCAGTGCTAAGAGCGCTTCTACCACGTTTGCCGACTGTTACACATGTTGAATATAAGCAAGGACCATCAGAAAAAGGTGCTGATTTTGGGTGATGCTGCCAACTTACTGATTTAGTGTATGATGGTGTTTTTGAGGTGCTCCAGTGGCTTCTGTTTCTATCAGCTGTCCCTCCTGTTCAGCTACTGACGGGGTGGTGCGTAACGGCAAAAGCACTGCCGGACATCAGCGCTATCTCTGCTCTCACTGCCGTAAAACATGGCAACTGCAGTTCACTTACACCGCTTCTCAACCCGGTACGCACCAGAAAATCATTGATATGGCCATGAATGGCGTTGGATGCCGGGCAACCGCCCGCATTATGGGCGTTGGCCTCAACACGATTTTCCGCCATTTAAAAAACTCAGGCCGCAGTCGGTAACCTCGCGCATACAGCCGGGCAGTGACGTCATCGTCTGCGCGGAAATGGACGAACAGTGGGGATACGTCGGGGCTAAATCGCGCCAGCGCTGGCTGTTTTACGCGTATGACAGGCTCCGGAAGACGGTTGTTGCGCACGTATTCGGTGAACGCACTATGGCGACGCTGGGGCGTCTTATGAGCCTGCTGTCACCCTTTGACGTGGTGATATGGATGACGGATGGCTGGCCGCTGTATGAATCCCGCCTGAAGGGAAAGCTGCACGTAATCAGCAAGCGATATACGCAGCGAATTGAGCGGCATAACCTGAATCTGAGGCAGCACCTGGCACGGCTGGGACGGAAGTCGCTGTCGTTCTCAAAATCGGTGGAGCTGCATGACAAAGTCATCGGGCATTATCTGAACATAAAACACTATCAATAAGTTGGAGTCATTACCTGATTTTGTCATAATTAAACGAGATGAGGCATTAGACGAGGAAATATATATTGGTGTTATTTGTAAAGTTGGAAAGATAATTCAGTCAAATAGTGAGGTTGAACGACAAATAGAAGAGTGTCAATTATATCCACGCTTTATTTCTTCTGGCTCTAAGAACATACATTTGAATGAAATTTGGGTTATTACTAATTCATCGATCTCAAATAATGCTCAAGAAAAAATTTACTTGAAATTCAAATCTACAAATATAAAATTTATAGAGGGTGAAAAAATATGTTCTTTAATCAGTAAATATTACCCAGAGTTTTGGGATTTCGAATCCATTAATTATGAACAATACTTAACAGATACATTGCAAACCATAAGTGATACACCTGAAAGCTCTTTTTTTGGTAGTGTTGGCATAAATAACCTTATTGATAGATATGTAAGCAAGGAAGATCATAAAAAACGCAGACACAGGCCGTTAAAACTGTATAGTGTTGTGAGAGCCGAGAGATTTATTTTTTTAGAGGGAACCGTTGGCTCTGGGAAAAGTACTTTGCTGAAACAGTTAATTAGAAAAATAAAAGAAGAATATTCTTACGAAAAAGACTACATCCTTCCAGTATTTTGTCAATACAAGGATGTTCTAGAAAAAAAACTTAATGTTGAAAATATAATACAAAGTGTGTTAAGTAAGTACAAAATACAACATGATGGGAATATTTTATTAATTGTTGATTCGGTGGATGAAGTAAAGGAATCACTTGAGGAAAGGCAAAACAATTTCAGGGACATTGTAGAGAAAGTATCCAGGAATGATAAAATTCGATTACTAGTTGCTTCAAGAATTATGGATTCTCTTCAGGACTATGAAGTTATCGATCAGATGTTTGCAAGATACTCGATAATACCACTTAGCACAGGTCAAATAATCGACTTTGTAGATAAAATCTGCAATGACATTAAAATAACAAATAAACTTAAAAATGGTATAGAAAAAACACCACTATTTAAGTTCATTCCCAGGACTCCAGTGAGCGCTATTCTTCTGGCAAGAATACTCTCTGATGAGATTAAAGAATTACCATCTACAATGACAGAACTATACTCAAAATACAGTGAGATAGTATTGGGACGATGGGATACATCTAAGGGATTATTATCGCAAACAGAATATGATGTAATAAGTAATATATTAGTAGAAATTGCGATATTTATGATGGATAACTCTCTAAACTGCATATCAATTTCAGAAGTGCAGGACATGTTTTTAAATTATTTGGCCAAAAGAAACTTGAATGTTGATGAGGACAAACTTTTCAAAAGACTAATTTATCGCAGTGAAGTAACAACAGTTAATGTTAGAAGTAATACGTTCTCATTTCTACACAGATCATTCATGGAGTATTTTTACGCTGAAGGACTTAGGAAGCGTGGCCTAATAGACATAAATGATAATATTTATGATATTTATTGGGCAAATAGTTATTTCTTCTATTTTGGTTTGTTAAGAGACAATGAATATCTTATTGATAAAATTAATGAACTTAAACCTAGTAACGATAAAACAAGATTTTTAAGGTTATTTTATAACGGTTCTTTTTATTTGGCTTCATATCTAACTCCGTATAAAAAAATAACGAGGGGAGTCCTTTTATCATATATAGATGCAGGTAAATTATATGTTGATATTCTCAAGGGAAATACCGACATCCCGCTGAAGGAGTTTTCACCAGTAGCTCTTCTTTGTATTTTCACAAAGTGTTTAAGTAACAATTACGCATATGATTTTTTCAAATCTGCCTTGGAAGACTTGTCAGTTCAAATTGAACAATATGAGGAAATTGGTGAACATATTGATTATGCACGTTTCTTCATAGCATCAACACTGAATGAGCTCGGGGATAAATCCGCATTTGATAGCTTAGTGGAAAAAAATAAATTAGGTGTTTTGATTAATTTAGGGATAACTCACGTTACAGACGACTCAGGGCTACTTAGCACTACGGTTGATAAGTACCTGAAAAAATTCAATAAAAAAGTACGAAGTAACCATGATATGTCTAATTATATATCTAAGTTATATGAGGAATCTACAGGTTCCTTACGTACAAACCTGCAAATTCAATAATAAATAGATTGTCACATTGAAGGTAACGTATCGACCTTCAATGTGATGATTATCCTCTTGATAATATAGCTTAAGCTACTTTCGACTTTCTGAGACAAAGAGATTGCAGAATGTACCAATCATAGTGAAGCTATCGTAAATGTTCGCACGTCGCTCAAATCAGATAGTCATATTTGAGTGAACTGCTTACTCAAAATGCTGGTTGGGGCCTGACTTAATACATCTGAAGAAGTGTTGGTTATGTTTGGCTGTTGTGTTCCATTGCCAAAGAAAAAATAGATAAACTATACCCAATAGTTGTATTGAATCACTGACGAGACAGCCTCATATTTATCAGGACTGGTGTGCGTCCAATACAGGAGGTTGTCGTGCTGGTTCTCAAATGTGCGCTGGCTATTGCTGCTGTAATAGCAATTTATTGTCTTGCTGTTGTTCTTATGGATCGCCTTTCTGATTGATTTCATATTGGCGAAGTAAAGGGGGTTAAATAGTATGGCTGCGGGGGCTTGAGGCTATCTGCCTTGGGCATGAAAACCAAAGGCAGATAGAAAAAGTCCCAGTTGATATTACGCATCCGGCAAGAGGCTTAACATTAATCTGGGGCCCAATCTATGCCTTACAAACGTAGGTTAGTCTCTTACGTGCTGAAAGGCAAGAAGAAGCGGGCTATGAAGCAGCAAAAGGCGATGTTAATCACCCTGATCGTCATCTGTTTAACCGTTATAGTGACGGTACTGGTAACGAGGAAAGACCTCTGCGAGGTACGAATCCGAACCGACCAGACGGAGGTCGCTGTCTTCACAGCTTACGAACTTGGGGAGTAAGAGGACCAGCGGGGAGAAATCCCATAAGCGCTAACTTAAGGGTTGAACCATCTGAAGAATGCGACGCCTCGGTGCCTCGTTAAGACGATGCCTCGCGTTCTTCAATTGCGTTTTGTAGGCTGTCAGGGATACTGTCCCACGAATGGCCACCTGTAAGCTCCAGATGACCATTTTTGTTATTCTCCACAACGAGTTAGTTCTTCTTTTCGGATCCGGCACTTCTGGGGGGGAAATCCAGCGATGGCTGGATTATGTCGTCAATTAAAAATGCGGCGAGTAGATTAGCAAATATCCACGCTTTCGCGAGTTCAGGTTCCTTTGCACGCAAAGCATCCAGGTGCAGCAAACTTTTGAGCCGCTTAAAAGCCAGTTCAATTTGCCATCGCAGACGGTAACAATCAGCCACTTGCTCTGCTGAATATTCATCTTCCGGTAATGATGTTAGCAATAGCACATGGCCCGCTGCTTCCAGCGTTTCCGCCTGAACTACTCGTCCTTTTCGACGATTCTCGCTGAGCAGTCGGGTTTTACTGATTAATGCTTTTTCGGGAGGAAGTGATACGGCAATGAGACGTGCCGGAAAGGGAGCTCCGGCTTTTTTATTACCTGAATTGCCTATCATTACAGTGGTTTCACCGTTCTTACCGCAATCCAGCCCGCGCAGAAAACCCATCATGTCAAAGCGCATTCCTTCTGCAGTTAACCAGCGCAATCCTCGCCAGTGAACCCGGACGATATAATCAGCTTCTCCAAAAGCAAGTGAGCGGATACATTCGGGACGCGAACCGAATCCCCGGTCTGCAATGCGTATCTCGTCTGCCGTTTGCGCAAATCGGTCCAGCCGTTCAGCGTCTCTGCTGTCGGTTAGCTCAAAATCAGTGAACTGACAGGTATGAGGATCATATCCCATATGTAGTCGCCATTCAGCGCTGCCGCCCCGGGCGCACTGATTGCTGTTCCATCGACAAGACGCAATCTCTTTCCGCTTGTACAACCCGTAACTGCGGCGCGTACAGCAAGTGTTTGTGCGGCAAGTATGCCAAACCAGTCGGCGGCATTCCGCAGCCGCTTCAGGAGAGCCACGTCAGATAATGTTGCAACGTCATGGAGCTGAGCCCATGCAGTGACTTCACGTAATGACATCCCCCCGGGGCCGTAAGCCAGCCCCAGACGTAGCAGAGTTGCAGCATCACGAATTTCGCGGCGGCGGGTTAGAGCCCCGGCATTACGTGCCGAAGTATCCAGTTCTTCGGGCTTACCAATATGGGCCAGAATTGCTGACCAGTTATCGTGAGAGTAATTCATCGGCACGTTAAATCATATCAGGCGTAATACCACAACCCTTAAGTTAGCGCTTATGGGAGAAATCCCCGCAACCTCTGATGTATTATGCATCCTCAACGCAGCCACAGTTAACCTGATTGGCGGGTTTACTTCATCTGTAAATATTTTTATAAAAATAATGCCCACGCACAGCATAAAACAAAAAGTATTACAGATAAAAAAGGAACGTAATGTACAGATTTGTTGTTTTCCATATTTACTCACCTTAATATGATTAACCCTGATAGGGCTATTATTTCAGCGGTTTTCAAATGAGATATTATGGTGATCTGACAAATTTGCATAACATTAAAATTTAATTTGTTTAACCGCTTTTAATAATAAGCGTTGTTTGTATCCCAGCAATCTGTTGTTTGGTTTTTATTCCATTAAGGTGGGGGCTTTACACTGGAACCAGTTTATTTATACTTTATACGTCAGCCTGAACAACTGGCATCTGCTGCACTGCGCCATCGAGAGATTGAGAAATGGCGCATATACAACTGGTCAAACAAACTTCTTCTGGTTTACTTCTCCCGGCGACGCCGGAGAGTTGCGATTTTCTGCATCAAATCAAAATAGGTGAGTGGATACACGCAGACTTTAAGCGTGTGCGTAACTACGCATTCCACAAGCGTTTTTTCAAACTCCTGCAACTGGGATTCGATTACTGGACTCCGGTCGGTGGGGCGATCACGCCTCGCGAACGAGAACTGCTGTCTGGTTTCGTTGATTACCTGTGCGAATCAGTTGGTCGGGAACACACGCCAGCCCTGAGTGATGCCGCAGAGCAATACCTTAACACCGTTGCGACTCGTAGAACCCGGGATACGGCGTTGCTAAAGTCGTTTGAGGCTTTCCGCGAGTGGGTAACCATTCAGGCCGGATTTTACACCGAGCATATTTATCCGGACGGTAGCCGTGGGCGTCGGGCAAAATCCATCGCTTTTGCGAATATGGACGAAGTCGAGTTTCAGCAGGTTTATAAATCTGTACTGAATGTGCTGTGGAACTGGATTCTGTTCCGTAAATTCTCCTCTCAGGAGGAAGTTGAAAATGTGGCCGCACAACTACTGGAGTTTGCGTAATGGTGAATTTACGTAAAGCGGCTAAAGGCCAGATGTGCCAGATCAGAATCCCTGGCTACTGCAATCACAATCCCGAAACCTCTGTGCTGGCGCATTACAGGCTGGCGGGGACGTGCGGAACAGCGACAAAACCACACGATATGCAGGCGGCGATAGCCTGTAGCTCATGCCACGATCTAATCGACGGGCGGGTAAAAACCAGCGATTACACCAAAGAAGAATTGCGCCTGATGCATGCTGAAGGGGTTTTTCGCACACAAGAAATCTGGAGAAAGAAAGGTCATTTATGATTTACCCAACGAATACAGGAAAAAGCGGAGAACACCTTCGCCTCACCACGCTGGAAAGTGTCTGGATTCAGGGAAAACTACGTATGTGGGGGCGCTGGTCGTATATTGGCGGTGGCAGGTCAGGGAATATGTTCAATCAGTTGTTGGCATCCAAAAAACTGACGAAAACAGCCATTAATGAAGCCCTGCGCAGAATGAAAAAAGCGGGAATAGAGAAAGCTGAGCTGGAAGCGTTTTTGCGAGAGATGATCAACGGCAAGCAAAAGAGCTGGCTGGCGCATTGTACTGATGCAGAGGCGTTATGTATTGATCGAGTCATAAGTGAGGTGCTGGCAGAGCATCCAGGATTGATTTGCATTCTCCGGCAACGCTATGAAGGGCGGGGGATGACTAAGCGCAAAATGGCTGAATTGCTAAATGATGCACACCCAGAGTGGTGTTTTAGCACATGCGAAAAACGGATTGCTAATTGGTTAGCTGTTGCTGAGTATGCCCTATATATTCCCATGCGTGAATCATTTGCTGAGAAAATGGCTTGATTTCTTACGTATAAACTGCTTCAATTTTGCTATGCTTCGCAAAGCTGTATCGCGAGGCGGATTGCAGACATGGACATCGTAAAAAAACCGCTTAATGCGGTTTTTTTACGTCAGGAAAGCAGGGGAGAATGCTGCTAGTTGGGCAACTGGTCTTTCTGCTCCAAATTATAACAGAGACCAGTTATAGTTTCGGTGCTGTGTTTTTTTTACAATATTGTGATAACACATTGCTGGCGGGAGTTTTGATATTTCTTGGCAGGGGCTGATGATGCGTTATCCTGATGTCGTCAACTCATATAAAATGAGATGAGAGATCATTGCAGGGTGGTTTGTAATTCGCTGTTTAGCGGGACAATATGTTGTCTGATACAAGACACCCGACGCCTCAGATTACTATAATAAAGACGAAGCATCCTTTGTATTGACCAACCGCCTGTTTAGGCGGTTCTTTTTGGGCTGGTTTATTGTATGCCAAATGATTATTAAAAAGGTTGTGTTAATAACAAAATCCGAAATAATATGCCTGCATATTTTTATCTTGCTTATATTCTGCATATTGTGCATAGCAGGCTCATCCCTGCAATCAAAACTGTATGATGAGTATTTTTTGTTTTCCTTTTTTCCAGTCATCTGATGATGACCTGCTTCTTTTTAATCCGGATCGACATCAGTTTTTTAAGATAATTCCTGCGAGTTATATGCATAAATACCACAAACTCCGCATTTTATGTGGTTGGGAGTTGCCGGGCGCGCAGTGAGTTTGCTAAGAAAACTCCTGCATGGTGAATCCCCCTGTGCGGTGGGGTGATACCATTAACCTTTTCTGTCGCCGACAGGTATCACGAACATTTTGTTCACCGGGAGGCACCCGGCACCATGCACTTCAATAGATTCTCTCCACATTATGGATATTCTTTCAGAATATCCCACGCAGACTTTGTGTAAATGTTAACAAATGTGCGTTTTATTTGATCTGATTCGCTGTTTGAGCGTCCAAAACAACGGTATATATAATCCTTTACTATATGACATATGTGAGGAAAAATGGGTTTTCGTAGCGCATCAATTCTTACGTTGATTATTAGTGGGATTATTATCGGGTGCACTGATGCTGTATCGACAAATTATCATGACCGTACATCATATTACTCCGATAAAGCAATAGAGACACAGTATGTGAGTTCATCTGAACGTACTTCTGATGTTAGTGAGAATATCCGTCTGTATGCCCATCAAATCAAGAGCGCCATCGAAAAACAGTTCGGGGATGCGAGTAAGTATTCAGGAAAAGAGTGTACACTGAGAATGCATATGGCCCCGAATGGCCTTCTACTGGAGGTTAAAAGAGAAAGTGGAGACCTCGATTTATGTCGTGAAGCGATGAATGCGATAAAGAATGCTGATATACCTGCCCCCCCTTCGCCGGAAGTATATAAAGTATTTCAAAATGGGGTGCTGGATTTTAAACCCTGATATTTATTGTTTTGTAATAAACGGTTTCGGCTTAGGTTTGTTCTGACACAGCTACGGCACTGAGCTAAATTTAGCGGATAGTCAGCTCTGAGCCAGTGGCGGACGTAACAACTACTATTGCTGAGATTTTAATGGATTGAGGAGCAAGAAGTGGGATTAAAGAAAATCGTTATGTTGACTTTTTGGGTCGGTTTTGTTGCGGGATGCACACCTTTACACCCTTCAGATTGCCACAAAACTACTGCTACAGGTAGTTGCAGTTCAGGACGCTGGGATGATCAGGATGAATGGGGGGCGCAAGCGCGGGGAATCAGAGCTGCAATTAATGCCAAACTTGATGAGCCGCATAACTGGAAAGGGAAAAAATGCAGGTTGCATATGGAATTCTCTCAGGATGGCACGGCGTTAAAAATATCTACCAGTAACGGTGATAAAGCCTATTGCGAAGCGATAAAGTCCGCAGCTCATAAAGCCAAATTTCCGGCCTTCAACAATCCGGAAGTCTACAGAGATTTTCAGAAATCTGGCTTTGACATGCGAGGTTAGCTCTTCAATTACTATATCTCATTCATAGCAAACTGACAGATTTGATGATGTTCTATATACGAAACCTGTGATGTCAAGTCTGAGCTAATACAAATAAACATAATATCAGAGAAATACATTTTATTAGCTCGCTACGGCGAGCTTTTTATATTGCATCGTCTCCAGCATATATATCAATTAAGGCTCTGATTGATGTGTCTGAAAGCCTACACATAATAACTATGCCATCCGTTCCGTGCGGAGGTGAGGCTATGAAATCCATGGACAAAATTTCAACAGGCATTGCCTACGGCACCTCCGCAGGCAGTGCTGGCTACTGGTTTTTACAGTTGCTCGATAGAGTAACTCCGTCACAGTGGGCTGCAATCGGTGTGCTGGGTAGTCTGGTATTTGGCCTGCTGACGTACCTGACAAACCTTTATTTCAAGATTAAAGAAGATAAGCGCAAGGCTGCGAGAGGTGAATAATGCCTCCATCATTACGAAAAGTCGTTGCTGCTGCTATTGGTGGCGGAGCAATTGCTATAGCATCAGTGTTAATCACTGGCCCAAGTGGTAACGATGGTCTGGAAGGTGTCAGCTACATACCATACAAAGATATTGTTGGTGTATGGACTGTATGTCACGGGCATACAGGAAAAGACATCATGCTCGGTAAAACGTATACCAAAGCAGAATGCAAAACACTCTTGAATAAAGACCTTGCCACGGTCGCCAGACAAATTAACCCGTACATCAAAGTCGATATACCGGAAACAACGCGCGGCGCTCTTTACTCATTCGTTTACAACGTGGGTGCTGGCAATTTCAGAACATCGACGCTTCTTCGCAAAATAAACCAGGGCGATATCAAAGGCGCATGTGATCAGCTACGTCGCTGGACATATGCTGGCGGTAAGCAATGGAAAGGTCTCATGACTCGTCGTGAGATTGAGCGTGAAATCTGTTTGTGGGGTCAGCAATGAACAGAGTAACCGCGATTATCTCCGCTCTGGTTATCTGCATCATCGTCTGCCTGTCATGGGCTGTTAATCATTACCGTGATAACGCCATTACCTACAAAGCCCAGCGCGACAAAAATGCCAGAGAACTGAAGCTGGCGAACGCGGCAATTACTGACATGCAGATGCGCCAGCGTGATGTTGCTGCACTGGATGAAAAATACACGAAGGAGTTAGCTAATGCGAAAGCTGAAAATGATGCTCTGCGTGATGATGTTGCCGCTGGTCGTCGTCGGTTGCACATCAAAGCAGTCTGTCAGTCAGTGCGTGAAGCCACCACCGCCTCCGGCGTGGATAATGCAGCCTCCCCCCGACTGGCAGACACCGCTGAACGGGATTATTTCACCCTCAGAGAGAGGCTGATCACTATGCAAAAACAACTGGAAGGAACCCAGAAGTATATTAATGAGCAGTGCAGATAGAGCTGCCCATATCGATGGGCAACTCATGCAATTATTGTGAGCAATACACACGCGCTTCCAGCGGAGTATAAATGCCTAAAGTAATAAAACCGAGCAATCCATTTACGAATGTTTGCTGGGTTTCTGTTTTAACAACATTTTCTGCGCCGCCACAAATTTTGGCTGCATCAACAGTTTTCTCCTGTCCAATTCCCGAAACGAAGAAGTGATGGGTGATGGTTTCCTTTGGTGTTACTGCTGTCGGTTTGTTTCCAACAGTAAACGTCTGTTGAGCACATCCTGTAATAAGCATTGCCAGAGCGGCAGAAAACAACATTTTTTTCATCTTATTATCCTGCATTGTTAAAAACGGCGGAATCCTATGTGACAACAATTAAACGATAGTTAAATGGATTGATGAAAATTAAAACTATATAGGTGTACGCTCAGACTATTGGAGGAAGTTGGGGACACTCAGAATCCTGTGGAATGAAATAAACCGCTCTTTCTGTCTATTACCCTTTTAGCTGCGCTGTATCGTCGCCGTATTCCCGCATGAACCATGACCGTAGCCCGACGGGGAATTCCTTCTGCGTGAGTGTGCGGGAATAATCAAAAACGATGCACACCGGGTTTTACTGTGCTGACAGACGCAGGGTTACCCTCATAGTTGCTTTTCCGGTGCGATGGTGGAAGAAACCGGGATGTTTATTCATCATCACTTTGGATTGATGTATATGCTCTCTTTTCTGACGTTAGTCTCCGACGGCAGGCTTCAATGACCCAGGCTGAGAAATTCCCAGACCCTTTTTGATCAAGAGCGATGTTAATTTGTTCAATCATTGGGTTAGGAAAGCGGATGTTGCGGGTTGTTGTTCTGCGGGTTCTGTTCTTCGTTGACATGAGGTTGCCCTGTATTCAGTGTCACTGATTTGTATTGTCTGAAGTTGTTTTTACGTTAAGTTGATGCAGATCAATTAATACGATACCTGCGTCATAATTGATTATTTGACGTGGTTTGATGGCGTAGATGCACGTTGTGACATGTAGATGATAATTATTATCATTTTGCGGGTCCTTTCCGGCGATCCGACAGGTTACGGGGCGGCGACCTCGCGGGTTTTCGCTATTTATGAAAATTTTCCGGTTTAAGGCGTTTCCGTTCTTCTTCGCCGTAACTTAATGTTTTTATTTAAAACACCACCTGAAAAGAAAGGAAACGACAGATGCTGAAAACGGGTTTTTTGGCCTCTGTCGTTTCCTTTCTCTGTTTTTGTCCGTGGAATGAACAATGGAAGTCAACAAAAAGCAGCTGGCTGACATTTTCGGCGCGAGCATCCGTACCATTCAGAACTGGCAGGAGCAGGGAATGCCCGTTCTGCGAGGCGGTGGCAAGGGTAATGAGGTGCTTTATGATTCTGCCGCCGTCATAAAATGGTATGCCGAAAGGGATGCTGAAATTGAGAACGAAAAGCTGCGCCGGGAAGTTGAAGAACTGCTGCAGGCCAGCGAGACAGATCTCCAGCCAGGGACTATTGAGTACGAACGCCATCGACTTACGCGTGCGCAGGCCGACGCACAGGAGCTAAAAAATGCCAGAGACTCCGCTGAAGTGGTGGAAACCGCATTCTGTACTTTCGTGCTGTCGCGGATCGCAGGTGAAATTGCCAGTATTCTCGACGGGATCCCCCTGTCGGTGCAGCGGCGTTTTCCGGAACTGGAAAACCGACATGTTGATTTCCTGAAACGGGATATCATCAAAGCCATGAACAAAGCAGCCGCGCTGGATGAACTGATACCGGGGTTGCTGAGTGAATATATCGAACAGTCAGGTTAACAGGCTGAGGCATTTTGTCCGCGCCGGGCTTCGCTCACTGTTCAGGCCGGAGCCACAGACCGCCGTTGAATGGGCGGATGCCAGTTACTATCTCCCGAAAGAATCCGCATACCAGGAAGGGCGCTGGGAAACACTGCCCTTTCAGCGGGCCATCATGAATGCGATGGGCAGCGACTACATCCGCGAGGTGAATGTGGTGAAGTCTGCCCGTGTTGGTTATTCCAAAATGCTGCTGGGTGTTTATGCCTACTTTATAGAGCATAAGCAGCGCAACACCCTTATCTGGTTGCCGACGGATGGTGATGCCGAGAACTTTATGAAAACCCACGTTGAGCCGACTATTCGTGATATTCCGTCGCTGCTGGCGCTGGCCCCGTGGTATGGCAAAAAGCACCGGGATAACACGCTCACCATGAAGCGTTTCACTAATGGGCGTGGCTTCTGGTGCCTGGGCGGTAAAGCGGCAAAAAACTACCGTGAAAAGTCGGTGGATGTGGCGGGTTATGATGAACTTGCTGCTTTTGATGATGATATTGAACAGGAAGGCTCTCCGACGTTCCTGGGTGACAAGCGTATTGAAGGCTCGGTCTGGCCAAAGTCCATCCGTGGCTCCACGCCAAAAGTGAGAGGCACCTGTCAGATTGAGCGTGCAGCCAGTGAATCCCCGCATTTTATGCGTTTTCATGTTGCCTGCCCGCACTGCGGGGAGGAGCAGTACCTTAAATTTGGCGATAAAGAGACGCCGTTTGGCCTCAAATGGACGCCGGATGACCCCTCCAGCGTGTTTTATCTCTGCGAGCATAACGCCTGCGTCATCCGCCAGCAGGAGCTGGACTTTACTGATGCCCGTTATATCTGCGAAAAGACCGGGATCTGGACCCGTGATGGCATTCTCTGGTTTTCGTCATCCGGTGAAGAGATTGAGCCGCCGGACAGTGTGACCTTTCACATCTGGACAGCGTACAGCCCGTTCACCACCTGGGTGCAGATTGTTAAAGACTGGATGAAAACGAAAGGGGATACGGGAAAACGTAAAACCTTCGTAAACACCACGCTCGGTGAGACGTGGGAGGCGAAAATTGGCGAACGTCCGGATGCTGAAGTGATGGCAGAGCGGAAAGAGCATTATTCAGCGCCCGTTCCTGACCGTGTGGCTTACCTGACCGCCGGTATCGACTCCCAGCTGGACCGCTACGAAATGCGCGTATGGGGATGGGGGCCGGGTGAGGAAAGCTGGCTGATTGATCGGCAGATTATTATGGGCCGCCACGACGATGAACAGACGCTGCTGCGTGTGGATGAGGCCATCAATAAAACCTATACCCGCCGGAATGGTGCAGAAATGTCGATATCCCGTATCTGCTGGGATATTGGCGGGATTGACCCGACCATTGTGTATGAACGCTCGAAAAAGCATGGGCTGTTCCGGGTGATCCCCATTAAAGGGGCATCCGTCTACGGTAAGCCGGTGGCCAGCATGCCTCGTAAGCGAAACAAAAACGGGGTTTACCTTACCGAAATCGGTACGGATACCGCGAAAGAGCAGATTTATAACCGCTTCACACTGACGCCGGAAGGGGATGAACCGCTTCCCGGTGCCGTTCACTTCCCGAATAACCCGAATATTTTTGATCTGACCGAAGCGCAGCAGCTGACTGCTGAAGAGCAGGTCGAAAAATGGGTGGATGGCAGGAAAAAAATACTGTGGGACAGCAAAAAGCGACGCAATGAGGCGCTCGACTGCTTCGTTTATGCGCTGGCGGCGCTGCGCATCAGTATTTCCCGCTGGCAGCTGGATCTCAGTGCACTGCTGGCGAGCCTACAGGAAGAGGATGGTGCAGCAACCAACAAGAAAACACTGGCAGATTACGCCCGTGCCTTATCCGGAGAGGATGAATGACGCGACAGGAAGAACTTGCCGCTGCCCGTGCGGCACTGCATGACCTGATGACAGGAAAACGGGTGGCAACGGTACAGAAAGACGGACGGAGAGTGGAGTTTACGGCCACTTCCGTGTCTGACCTGAAAAAATACATTGCGGAGCTGGAAGTGCAGACCAGCATGACACAGCGACGCAGGGGACCTGCAGGATTTTATGTATGAAAACGTCCACCATTCCCACCCTTCTGGGGCCGGACGGCATGACATCGCTGCGTGAATATGCCGGTTATCACGGCGGTGGCAGCGGATTTGCTGGGCAGTTGCGGGCGTGGAACCCACCGAGTGAAAGTGTGGATGCAGCCCTGCTGCCCAACTTTACCCGTGGCAATGCCCGCGCAGACGATCTGGTACGCAATAACGGCTATGCCGCCAACGCCATCCAGCTGCATCAGGATCATATCGTCGGGTCTTTTTTCCGGCTCAGTCATCGCCCAAGCTGGCGCTATCTGGGCATCGGGGAGGAAGAAGCCCGTGCCTTTTCCCGCGAGGTTGAAGCGGCATGGAAAGAGTTTGCCGAAGATGACTGTTGCTGCATTGACGTTGAGCGAAAACGCACGTTTACCATGATGATTCGGGAAGGTGTGGCCATGCACGCCTTTAACGGTGAACTGTTCGTTCAGGCCACCTGGGATACCAGTCCCTCGCGACTGTTCCGGACACAGTTCCGGATGGTCAGCCCGAAGCGCATCAGCAACCCGAACAATACCGGCGACAGCCGGAACTGCCGTGCCGGTGTGCAGATTAATGACAGCGGTGCGGCGCTGGGATATTACGTCAGCGAGGACGGCTATCCTGGCTGGATGCCGCAGAAATGGACATGGATACCCCGTGAGTTACCCGGCGGGCGCGCCTCGTTCATTCACGTTTTTGAACCCGTGGAGGACGGGCAGACCCGCGGTGCAAATGTGTTTTACAGCGTGATGGAGCAGATGAAGATGCTCGACACGCTGCAGAACACGCAGCTGCAGAGCGCCATTGTGAAGGCGATGTATGCCGCCACCATTGAGAGTGAGCTGGATACGCAGTCAGCGATGGATTTTATTCTGGGCGCGAACAGTAAGGAGCAGCGGGACAAGCTGACCGGCTGGATTGGTGAAATTGCCGCGTATTACGCCGCAGCACCGGTCCGTCTGGGAGGCGCAAAAGTGCCGCACCTGATGCCGGGGGACTCACTGAACCTGCAGACGGCTCAGGACACGGATAACGGCTACTCCGTGTTTGAGCAGTCACTGTTGCGGTATATCGCTGCCGGGCTGGGTGTCTCGTATGAGCAGCTTTCCCGGAATTACGCCCAGATGAGCTACTCCACGGCACGGGCCAGTGCGAACGAGTCGTGGGCGTACTTTATGGGGCGGCGAAAATTCGTCGCATCCCGTCAGGCGAGCCAGATGTTTCTGTGCTGGCTGGAAGAGGCCATCGCTCGCCGCGTGGTGACGTTACCTTCAAAAGCACGCTTCAGTTTTCAGGAAGCCCGCAGTGCCTGGGGGAACTGTGACTGGATAGGCTCCGGTCGTATGGCCATCGATGGTCTGAAAGAAGTACAGGAAGCGGTGATGCTGATAGAAGCCGGACTGAGCACCTATGAGAAAGAGTGCGCAAAACGCGGCGACGACTATCAGGAAATTTTTGCCCAGCAGGTCCGTGAAACGATGGAGCGCCGCGCAGCCGGTCTTAAACCGCCAGCCTGGGCGGCTGCGGCATTTGAATCCGGGCTGCGACAATCAACAGAGGAGGAGAAGAGTGACAGCAGAGCTGCGTAATCTCCCGCATATTGCCAGCATGGCCTTTAATGAGCCGCTGATGCTTGAACCCGCCTATGCGCGGGTTTTCTTTTGTGCGCTAGCAGGCCAGCTTGGGATCAGCCGCCTGACAGATGCGGTGTCCGGTGACAGCCTGACTGCCCCGGAGACACCCGCGACGCTGGCGTTATCCGGTGATGATGACGGACCACGACAGGCCCGCAGTTATCAGGTCATGAACGGCATCGCCGTGCTGCCGGTTTCCGGCACGCTGGTCAACCGGACGCGGGCGCTGCAGCCGCATTCGGGGATGACCGGTTACAACGGCATTATCGCCCGTCTGCAACAGGCTGCCAGCGATCCGATGGTGGACGGCATTCTGCTCGATATGGACACGCCCGGCGGGATGGTGGCGGGGGCATTTGACTGCGCTGACATCATCGCCCGTGTGCGTGACATAAAACCGGTATGGGCGCTGGCCAACGACATGAACTGCAGTGCAGGTCAGCTGCTTGCCAGTGCCGCCTCCCGGCGTCTGGTCACGCAGACCGCCCGGACAGGCTCCATCGGCGTCATGATGGCTCACAGTAATTACGGCGCTGCGCTGGAGAAACAGGGCGTGGAAATCACGCTGATTTACAGCGGCAGCCATAAGGTGGATGGCAACCCCTACAGCCATCTACCGGATGATGTCCGGGAAACACTGCAGTCCCGGATGGATGCAACTCGCCGGATGTTTGCACAGAAGGTATCGGCATATACCGGCCTGTCCGTGCAGGCTGTGCTGGATACCGAGGCTGCAGTGTACAGCGGTCAGGAGGCCATTGATGCCGGACTGGCTGATGAACTTGTTAACAGTACCGATGCGATCACCGTCATGCGTGATGCACTGGATACACGTAAATCCCGTCTCTCAGGAGGGCGAATGACCAAAGAGACTCAATCAACAACTGTTTCAGCCACTGCTTCGCAGGCTGACGTTACTGGCGTGGTGCAAGCGACGGAGGGCAAAAACGCCAGCGCGGCGCAGCCGGATGTGAACGCGCAGATCACCGCAGCGGTTGCGGCAGAAAACAGCCGCATTATGGGGATCCTCAACTGTGAGGAGGCTCACGGACGCGAAGAACAGGCACGCGTGCTGGCCGAACCCCCCGGTATGACCGTGGAAACGGCCCGCCGCATTCTGGCAGCTGCACCACAGAGTGCACAGGCGCGCAGTGACACTGCGCTGGATCGTCTGATGCAGGGGGCACCGGCACCGCTGGCTGCAGGTAACCCGTCATCTGATGCCGTTAACGATTTGCTGAACACACCAGTGTAAGGGATGTTTATGACGAGCAAAGAAACCTTTACCCATTACCAGCCGCTGGGCAACAGTGACCCGGCACATACGGCAACCGCGCCCGGCGGATTGAGTGCGAAAGCGCCTGCAATGACCCCGCTGATGCTGGACACCTCCACCCGTAAGCTGGTTGTGTGGGATGGCACCACCGACGGTGCTGCCGTTGGCATTCTGGCGGTTGCTGCTGACCAGACCAGCACCACGCTGACGTTCTACAAGTCCGGCACGTTCCGTTATGAGGATGTGCTCTGGCCGGAGGCTGCCAGCGACGAGACGAAAAAACGGACCGCGTTTGCCGGAACGGCAATCAGCATCGTTTAACCTTACCCTTCATCACTAAAGGCCGCCTGTGCGGCTTTTTTTACGGGATTTTTTTATGTCGATGTACACAACCGCCCAGCTGCTGGCGGCAAATGAGAAGAAATTTAAGTTTGATCCGCTGTTTCTGCGTCTCTTTTTCCGTGAGAGCTATCCCTTCACCACGGAGAAAGTCTATCTCTCACAAATTCCGGGACTGGTAAACATGGCGCTGTACGTTTCGCCGATTGTTTCCGGTGAGGTTATCCGCTCCCGTGGCGGCTCCACCTCTGAATTTACACCGGGATATGTCAAGCCGAAGCATGAGGTGAATCCGCAGATGACCCTGCGTCGCCTGCCGGATGAAGATCCACAGAATCTGGCGGACCCGGCTTACCGCCGCCGTCGCATCATCCTGCAGAACATGCGAGACGAAGAGCTGGCCATTGCTCAGGTCGAAGAGATGCAGGCCGTTTCTGCCGTGCTTAAGGGCAAATATACCATGACCGGTGAAGCCTTCGATCCGGTTGAAGTGGATATGGGCCGCAGTGTGGCGAACAACATCACGCAGTCCGGCGGTACGGAGTGGAGCAAGCGTGACAAGTCCACGTATGACCCGACCGACGATATCGAAGCCTACGCGCTGAACGCCAGCGGTGTGGTGAATATCATCGTGTTTGATCCGAAAGGCTGGGCGCTGTTCCGTTCCTTCAAAGCCGTCAAGGAGAAGCTGGATACCCGTCGCGGCTCTAATTCCGAGCTGGAGACAGCGGTAAAAGACCTGGGCGAAGCGGTGTCCTATAAGGGGATGTATGGCGATACGGCGATCGTCGTGTATTCCGGACAGTACGTGGAAAACGACGTCAAAAAGAACTTCCTGCCGGACAACACGATGGTGCTGGGGAACACTCAGGCACGCGGTCTGCGCACCTATGGCTGCATTCAGGATGCGGACGCACAGCGCGAAGGTATTAACGCCTCTGCCCGCTACCCGAAAAACTGGGTGACTACCGGCGATCCGGCGCGTGAGTTCACCATGATTCAGTCAGCACCGCTGATGCTGCTGGCTGACCCTGATGCGTTCGTGTCCGTACAACTGGCGTAATCATGGCCCTTCGGGGCCATTTTCTCTCTGTGGAGGAGTCCATGACGAAAGATGAACTGATTGCCCGTCTTCAGGTGCTGGGTGAGCAACTGAACCGTGATGTCAGCCTGACGGGGACGAAAGAAGAACTGGCACTCCGTGTGGCAGAGCTGGAAGAGGAGCTTGATGACACGGATGACGCTGCTGGTCAGGACACATCTGTCAGCCCGGAAAATGCGCTGACCGGACATGAAAATGAGGTTGTATCAGCGCAGCCGGATACCGTGACTGATACGGCTGATCTGGTCACGGTTGTGGCACTGGTGACGCTGCATACTGATGCACTTCACGCCACGCGGGATGAGGCTGTGGCATTTGTGCTGCCGGGAACGGCGTTCCGTGTCTCTGCCGGTGTGGCAGCTGAAATGACAGAGCGCGGCCTGGCCAGAATGCAATAACGGGAGGCGCTGTGGCTGATTTCGATAACCTGTTCGATGCTGCCATTGTTCGCGCCGATGAAACGATACGCGGGTACATGGGAACGTCAGCCACCATGACATCCGGTGAGCAGTCCGGCGCAGTAATACGTGGTGTTTTTGATGACCCTGAAAATATCAGCTATGCCGGACAGGGCGTGCGCGTTGAAGGCTCCAGCCCGTCCCTGTTTGTCCGGACTGATGATGTGCGGCAGCTGCGGCGTGGAGACACGCTGACCATCGGTGAGGAAAACTTCTGGATAGACCGGGTTTCGCCGGATGATGGTGGAAGCTGTCATCTCTGGCTTGGGCGGGGCGTACCGCCTGCCGTTAACCGTCGCCGCTGAAAGGGGGATGTATGGCCATAAAAGGTCTTGAGCAGGCCATTGAAAACCTCAGCCGTATCAGCAAAACGGCGGTGCCTGGTGCCGCCGCAATGGCCATTAACCGCGTTGCTTCATCCGCGATATCGCAGTCGGCGTCACAGGTTGCCCGTGAGACAAAGGTACGCCGGAAACTGGTAAAGGAAAGGGCCAGGCTGAAAAGGGCCACGGTCAAAAATCCGCAGGCCAGAATCAAAGTTAACCGGGGGGATTTGCCCGTAATCAAGCTGGGTAATGCGCGGGTTGTCCTTTCGCGCCGCAGGCGTCGTAAAAAGGGGCAGCGTTCATCCCTGAAAGGTGGCGGCAGCGTGCTTGTGGTGGGTAACCGTCGTATTCCCGGCGCGTTTATTCAGCAACTGAAAAATGGCCGGTGGCATGTCATGCAGCGTGTGGCCGGGAAAAACCGTTACCCCATTGATGTGGTGAAAATCCCGATGGCGGTGCCGCTGACCACGGCGTTTAAACAAAATATTGAGCGGATACGGCGTGAACGTCTTCCGAAAGAGCTGGGCTATGCGCTGCAGCATCAACTGAGGATGGTAATAAAGCGATGAAACATACTGAACTCCGTGCAGCCGTACTGGATGCACTGGAGAAGCATGACACCGGGGCGACGTTTTTTGATGGTCGCCCCGCTGTTTTTGATGAGGCGGATTTTCCGGCAGTTGCCGTTTATCTCACCGGCGCTGAATACACGGGCGAAGAGCTGGACAGCGATACCTGGCAGGCGGAGCTGCATATCGAAGTTTTCCTGCCTGCTCAGGTGCCGGATTCAGAGCTGGATGCGTGGATGGAGTCCCGGATTTATCCGGTGATGAGCGATATCCCGGCACTGTCAGATTTGATCACCAGTATGGTGGCCAGCGGCTATGACTACCGGCGCGACGATGATGCGGGCCTGTGGAGTTCAGCCGATCTGACTTATGTCATTACCTATGAAATGTGAGGACGCTATGCCTGTACCAAATCCTACAATGCCGGTGAAAGGTGCCGGGACCACCCTGTGGGTTTATAAGGGGAGCGGTGACCCTTATGCGAATCCGCTTTCAGACGTTGACTGGTCGCGTCTGGCAAAAGTTAAAGACCTGACGCCCGGCGAACTGACCGCTGAGTCCTATGACGACAGCTATCTCGATGATGAAGATGCAGACTGGACTGCGACCGGGCAGGGGCAGAAATCTGCCGGAGATACCAGCTTCACGCTGGCGTGGATACCCGGAGAGCAGGGGCAGCAGGCGCTGCTGGCGTGGTTTAATGAAGGCGATACCCGTGCCTATAAAATCCGCTTCCCGAACGGCACGGTCGATGTGTTCCGTGGCTGGGTCAGCAGTATCGGTAAGGCGGTGACGGCGAAGGAAGTGATCACCCGCACGGTGAAAGTCACCAATGTGGGACGTCCGTCGATGGCAGAAGATCGCAGCACGGTAACAGCGGCAACCGGCATGACCGTGACGCCTGCCAGCACCTCGGTGGTGAAAGGGCAGAGCACCACGCTGACCGTGGCCTTCCAGCCGGAGGGCGTAACCGACAAGAGCTTTCGTGCGGTGTCTGCGGATAAAACAAAAGCCACCGTGTCGGTCAGTGGTATGACCATCACCGTGAACGGCGTTGCTGCAGGCAAGGTCAACATTCCGGTTGTATCCGGTAATGGTGAGTTTGCTGCGGTTGCAGAAATTACCGTCACCGCCAGTTAATCCGGAGAGTCAGCGATGTTCCTGAAAACCGAATCATTTGAACATAACGGTGTGACCGTCACGCTTTCTGAACTGTCAGCCCTGCAGCGCATTGAGCATCTCGCCCTGATGAAACGGCAGGCAGAACAGGCGGAGTCAGACAGCAACCGGAAGTTTACTGTGGAAGACGCCATCAGAACCGGTGCTTTTGTGGTAGCGATGTCCCTGTGGCATAACCATCCGCAGAAGACAAAGCAGCCTTCCATGAATGAAGCCGTTAAACAGATTGAGCAGGAAGTGCTTACCACCTGGCCTACAGAGGCAATTTCTCATGCTGAAAACGTGGTGTACCGGCTGTCCGGTATGTATGAGTTTGTGGTGAATGATGCCCCTGAACAGGCAGAGGACGCCGGGCCTGCAGAGCCTGTTTCTGCGGGAAAGTGTTCGACGGTGAGCTGACTTTTGCCCTGAAACTGGCGCGCGAGATGGGGCGACCCGACTGGCGTGCCATGCTTGCCGGGATGTCATCCACGGAGTATGCCGACTGGCACCGCTTTTACAGTACCCATTATTTTCATGATGTTCTGCTGGATATGCACTTTTCCGGGCTGACGTACACCGTGCTCAGCCTGTTTTTCAGCGATCCGGATATGCATCCGCTGGATTTCAGTCTGCTGAACCGGCGTGAGGCTGACGAAGAGCCTGAAGATGATGTGCTGATGCAGAAAGCGGCAGGGCTTGCCGGAGGCGTTCGTTTTGGCCCGGACGGGAATGAAGTTATCCCCGCTTCCCCGGATGTGGCGGACATGACGGAGGATGATGTAATGCTGATGACAGTATCAGAAGGGATCGCAGGAGGAGTCCGGTATGGCTGAACCGGTAGGCGATCTGGTCGTTGATTTAAGTCTGGATGCGGCCAGATTTGACGAGCAGATGGCCAGAGTCAGGCGTCATTTTTCCGGTACGGAAAGTGATGCGAAAAAAACAGCGGCAGTCGTTGAACAGTCGATGAGCCGGCAGGCGCTGGCTGCACAGAAAGCGGGGATTTCCGTCGGGCAGTATAAAGCCGCCATGCGTATGCTGCCTGCGCAGTTCACCGACGTGGCCACGCAGCTTGCAGGCGGGCAGAGTCCGTGGCTGATCCTGCTGCAACAGGGGGGTCAGGTTAAGGACTCCTTCGGCGGGATGATCCCCATGTTCAGGGGGCTTGCCGGTGCGATCACCCTGCCGATGGTGGGGGCCACCTCGCTGGCGGTGGCGACCGGTGCGCTGGCGTATGCCTGGTATCAGGGCAACTCAACCCTGTCCGATTTCAACAAAACGCTGGTCCTTTCCGGCAATCAGGCGGGACTGACGGCAGATCGTATGCTGGTCCTGTCCAGAGCCGGGCAGGCGGCAGGGCTGACGTTTAACCAGACCAGCGAGTCACTGACGGCGCTGGTGAATGCCGGTGTGCGTGGTGGTGAGCAGTTTGAGGCGATCAGCCAGAGTGTGGCGCGTTTCTCCTCTGCATCCGGCGTGGAGGTGGACAAGGTCGCTGAAGCCTTCGGGAAGCTGACCACAGACCCGACGTCGGGACTGACAGCGATGGCACGTCAGTTCCATAACGTGACGGCGGAGCAGATTGCGTATGTTGCTCAGTTGCAGCGTTCCGGCGATGAAGCCGGGGCATTGCAGGCGGCGAACGAGGCCGCAACGAAAGGGTTTGATGACCAGACCCGCCGCCTGAAAGAGAACATGGGCACGCTGGAGACCTGGGCAGACAGGACAGCGCGGGCATTCAAATCCATGTGGGATGCGGTGCTGGATATTGGTCGTCCTGATACCGCGCAGGAGATGTTGATTAAGGCAGAGGCTGCGTTTAAGAAAGCAGACGACATCTGGAATCTGCGCAAGGATGATTATTTTGTTAACGATGAAGCGCGGGCGCGTTACTGGGATGATCGTGAAAAGGCCCGTCTTGCGCTTGAAGCCGCCCGAAAGAAGGCTGAGCAGCAGAGTCAACAGGACAAAAATGCGCAGCAGCAGAGCGATACCGAAGCGTCACGGCTGAAATATACCGAAGAGGCACAGAAGGCTTACGAACGCCTGCAGACACCGCTGGAGAAATATACCGCCCGTCAGGAGGAACTGAATAAGGCACTGAAAGACGGGAAAATCCTGCAGGCAGATTACAACACGCTGATGGCGGCGGCGAAAAAGGATTATGAAGCGACGCTGAAAAAGCCGAAACAGTCCGGCGTGAAGGTGTCTGCGGGCGATCGTCAGGAAGACAGTGCTCATGCTGCCCTGCTGACGCTTCAGGCTGAACTCCGGACGCTGGAGAAGCATGCCGGAGCAAATGAGAAAATCAGCCAGCAGCGCCGGGATTTGTGGAAGGCGGAGAGTCAGTTCGCGGTACTGGAGGAGGCGGCGCAACGTCGCCAGCTGTCTGCACAGGAGAAATCCCTGCTGGCGCATAAAGATGATACGCTGGAGTACAAACGCCAGCTGGCTGCACTTGGCGACAAGGTTACGTATCAGGAGCGCCTGAACGCGCTGGCGCAGCAGGCGGATAAATTCGCACAGCAGCAACGGGCAAAACGGGCCGCCATTGATGCGAAAAGCCGGGGGCTGACTGACCGGCAGGCAGAACGGGAAGCCACAGAACAGCGCCTGAAGGAACAGTATGGCGATAATCCGCTGGCGCTGAATAACGTCATGTCAGAGCAGAAAAAGACCTGGGCGGCTGAAGACCAGCTTCGCGGGAGCTGGATGGCAGGCCTGAAGTCCGGCTGGAGTGAGTGGGAAGAGAGCGCCACGGACAGTATGTCGCAGGTTAAAAGTGCAGCCACGCAGACCTTTGATGGTATTGCACAGAATATGGCGGCGATGCTGACCGGCAGTGAGCAGAACTGGCGCAGCTTTACCCGTTCCGTGCTGTCCATGATGACAGAAATTCTGCTTAAGCAGGCAATGGTGGGGATTGTCGGGAGTATCGGCAGCGCCATTGGCGGGGCTGTTGGTGGCGGCGCATCAGCGTCAGGCGGTACAGCCATTCAGGCAGCTGCTGCGAAATTCCATTTTGCGACCGGGGGATTTACGGGAACCGGCGGCAAATATGAGCCAGCGGGGATTGTTCACCGTGGTGAATTTGTCTTCACGAAGGAGGCAACCAGCCGGATTGGCGTGGGGAATCTCTACCGGCTGATGCGCGGCTATGCCACCGGTGGTTATGTCGGTACACCGGGCAGTCTGGCTGACAGCCGGTCGCAGGCGTCCGGGACGTTTGAGCAGAATAACCATGTGGTGATTAACAACGACGGCACGAACGGGCAGATAGGTCCGGCTGCTCTGAAGACGGTGTATGACATGGCCCGCAAGGGTGCCCGTGATGAAATTCAGACACAGATGCGTGATGGTGGCCTGTTCTCCGGAGGTGGACGATGAAAACCTTCCGCTGGAAAGTGAAACCCGGTATGGATGTGGCTTCGGCCCCTTCTGTAAGAAAGGTGCGCTTTGGTGATGGCTATTCCCAGCGAGCGCCTGCCGGGCTGAATGCCAACCTGAAAACGTACAGCGTGACGCTTTCTGTCCCCCGTGAGGAGGCCACGGTACTGGAGTCGTTTCTGGAAGAGCACGGGGGCTGGAAAGCCTTTCTGTGGACACCGCCTTATGAGTGGCGGCAGATAAAGGTGACCTGCGCAAAATGGTCGTCGCGGGTCAGTATGCTGCGTGTTGAGTTCAGCGCAGAGTTTGAACAGGTGGTGAACTGATGCAGGATATCCGGCAGGAAACACTGAATGAATGCACCCGTGCGGAGCAGTCGGCCAGCGTGGTGCTATGGGAAATCGACCTGACAGAGGTCGGTGGAGAACGTTATTTTTTCTGTAATGAGCAGAACGAAAAAGGTGAGCCGGTCACCTGGCAGGGGCGACAGTATCAGGCGTATCCCATTCAGGGGAGTGGTTTTGAACTGAATGGCAAGGGCAGTGCTGCCCGTCCGACACTGACGGTTTCTAACCTGCACGGCATGGTCACCGGGATGGCGGAAGACCTGCAGAGTCTGGTCGGCGGAACGGTGGTCAGGCGTAAGGTTTACGCCCGTTTTCTGGATGCGGTGAACTTCGTCAACGGAAACAGTGACGCCGATCCGGAGCAGGAGGTGATCAGCCGCTGGCGCATTGAGCAGTGCAGCGAACTGAGCGCGGTGAGTGCCTCTTTTGTACTGTCCACGCCGACGGAAACGGACGGCGCTGTTTTTCCGGGACGTATCATGCTGGCCAACACCTGCACCTGGACCTATCGCGGTGATGAGTGCGGTTATCACGGTCCGGCTGTCGCGGATGAATATGACCAGCCGACGTCCGATATCACGAAGGATAAATGCAGCAAATGCCTGAGTGGCTGTAAGTTTCGCAATAACGTCTGCAACTTTGGCGGCTTCCTTTCCATTAACAAACTTTCGCAGTAATCCCATGACAGAGACAGAATCAGCGATTCTGGCGCACGCCCGGCGATGTGCGCCAGCGGAGTCGTGCGGCTTCGTGGTGAGAACGCCGGAGGGGGAAAGATATTTTCCCTGCGTGAATATCTCCGGTGAGCCGGAGGATTATTTCCGGATGGCTCCGGAGGACTGGCTGCAGGCAGAAATGCAGGGTGAGATTGTGGCGCTGGTCCACAGTCATCCCGGTGGTCTGCCCTGGCTGAGTGATGCTGATCGGCGGCTGCAGGTGCAGAGTGATTTGCCGTGGTGGCTGGTCTGCCGGGGGGCGATTCATAAGTTCCGCTGTGTGCCGCATCTCACCGGGCGGCGCTTTGAGCACGGGTCGACGGACTGTTACACGCTGTTCCGGGATGCTTATCATCTGGCGGGGATTGAGATGCCGGATTTTCATCGCGGGTATGACTGGTGGCGTAACGGTCAGAATCTCTATCTTGACAATATGGAGGCAACGGGTTTTTACCGTGTCGCACTGACAGAGGCGCAGCCGGGCGATGTGCTGCTGTGCTGTTTTGGTTCATCGGTGCCGAATCATGCCGCCATTTACTGTGGTGATGGCGAGCTGCTGCACCATATT